AGCACATCATGCTCTACAATTTCCATTGCCACGACCCACAAATACCTGCGTTGATATGTTTCTACCGCACCTACGTTTTGCACCTCATGGCAACCCTTTAACGCTGCGCTACCCATAGGACTGGTAATAACTATCTGTGAGTTGTCATCAACGTCTGTAATAGTTAGTGTTGCTAGGTCTGACGTAAAGCTAACCACACCACATAAACCAGCATTGCTAAAGATATTGTTGATGGTTGGCAAGAAGTCACCAAGCTCAAAGTATTTGTAGCCAGCAAACTTGTTGTGACCGGACTTGCTTAGTTTAGTATTTTGTAACTCTAATCGTGCATTGTTTAATTTTTTGTAAACTGACATATCATTCTCCTTAAATTTCAATTTCTGTGTCTTCTGGTAAGCCTTTAAGGTCTAAAAAAGCCTCAAGTGCATCACCTTGCTCAAGTATGTGAATAAGCTGGTCACCATTGCCTATGCTGTAATTGTCATACAGAAACTCTGTAAACTGTGCTTGCAGGTCAGCAATATGCTGTTTGTATTCTACTTCACCAATAACTGACATCTTATGCTCCAATCAATAAGTAAAAAAACGATAACAATATAACCATTAAAACAAAACACGTACCTTCTATCCAAGGTGTAAAGTCTGTTTTAGGTTTGTAGTTTTTGTAATCACGCATTTTGTTCTGCCTCGTTTTCAATAGCAGATATACATACGTTAGCAAATGACTTAGCAAACACAATGAAATCTTGTGCGCTTTGTTCACGGTCTACTTTTCTACCTGCGTTTAAGGAATTGTCGTATGCAATAACCATTGCTTTGAGAGTTTGTGCAATAGCTTCTTGGTCAGCGTAGTCTAGTACGATTGAAAATACATCGTTTGCTGATGATTGAAAGGTATCTGTGACACGGTCATAAACACGTTCTTCTGCGTTATCGTAATGATTGTCACGGTCTTGCCAGTCTGGGTCAAGTGTACAACCTGGATACCAATCTGCGTTATAGTCCATTTTATTTCTCCTTACCGTTTCTATTAATAGGGGCTTTCGCCCCATTGTTAGTTTAATGTTTTAAATTCTGGATGTTTATGAAGTATTGAAGTCATTGCATAAACAGTATCATTTATTTCATGCAATTTTACAGCTAACTCTAAAGGCATTAATTCATTATTTAAATAAGCACCTTTAGTACCGTTTGAAAAAGTTACTAATTTCCAGTTAATAGCTGGTGTACCATATTTAATATAAGAAGTTTTATTTTGAATTTTAGTTACATTTAACATTTTAATCTCCACAGTTTCTATTAAGTTAATCGCATAACTTGCTGCGATGTGTGTATAATATCAACAGCAAATAACCATGTCAAGCATTATTTATACATTTATTTAAAATAATTGAGAAAATATGAAAAGAACTGAACATCAAGAACAGGTCATGCTTATTACATGGTTCAGATTGCAGTACCCAAAATATATCATTTTTGCTATACCTAATGGCGGTGCTAGACATATAGTCACGGCAGTAAAATTAAAAGCAGAGGGAGTATTGGCTGGGGTACCAGACTTATTCTTAATGGTTCCGAAAGGCGAATGGCACGGAATGTTTATAGAAATGAAGGCCAAAACAGGGAAAGTATCAGATAGTCAGAAAGAATTTATGGCTGCTGCCAATGCTATGAACTATAAAACTATAGTTTGCTTTGGATTTGATGACGCTAAAACGTCAATAATAAACTACTTGCAAGAATAATAAAGTTAGTTTAAAGTAACACTATCACTTGGAAGTGATTAACTTTAGTAGGGCTTCACATGCTAACTGGCGGTTACTAAGACCGTTCTTCCAACCACCTTAAAAAAGTGGAGTTAGCAGGTGAAGCCTTTTTCATGGGGCAAACAAATGCATTATTATAAATTTAATATAGCAGACTATCGGAAAGATACTACACATCTAACTCCGATTGAACATTACATATACCGTAGTCTTATAGACTGGTACTACTTAGATGAACAGCCAATACCAAAAGAAACCCAGTCGGTTATTCGTCGGTTATCTTTGGGTTCTGATTCGGTTAATTTAGTTATCAATGTTTTATCTGATTTCTTTGAATTAACTGATAAAGGCTACATTCACAAGCGAATTGATATTGAAATTGAAGAATATCATGGCATGCTTAAATCAAATAAGGTAAATGGCAGTAAAGGGGGTAGGCCTCCAAAGCAAGTCATAGAGCCACAGAAAACCGAGTCGGTTAATTTCGCTAACCAAAAAGAACCCACTCGTAACCCTAACCATAAACCAGAAACCATTAACCATAAATCAATTAAATACATACCCCCAATTCCTGCGGAATTATTTACTGAATATCAGGCTATCAGAAAAAGTAAACGTGCAGCACCATTTACGGAACGTATGTATAACTCATTATGTAAGCAAGCATCATTAGCAGGAATAACTCCAGAAAAAGCAATACAGCGAGGATTGGCAAGATTCAGAACGTGATAAAGCAATAGCCCAAAATGGCAATACTGGGGAACACTATGAAGATAGCAATTGAGATTGATGATGATAGTGTAATATCAGATGCGTTAGATTATGTTGTGTTGTCGCACCTTAAAAACTCAAAACAAATAATAAAATTAAATAAATCTCCACATCCCGATGACATCAAGCAGGACAAAAAAGTATTGAAAGCACTTAACGTACTAATTGAATACTATGGTGGATACTATGAACAATAAATACGATAGAGCAACAGTAGTGGTAGCAATACTTGCTTGTTTAGCAATCAGCGCAATGTCTATTGGCATATATAAATTGTTTTGCCTACAGCAAGGTGACGAGTGTGCTATCACAGTTCAGTTCAATGGCAGTAAGGCAACTTATCTAGGTAAAGTTGTTTAATGTACACGCTAGACTATATCTTGTGTTACAAAGAGGCTTTTATACTAGGTATTGTGGTGGGGCTAATTATATCTACATATTATTCTAAATATGTTTATAATAAACAAAAACATAAGGATAGTTATGGCAGAAATAGATGATAAGTTAGCCCAGTTTGCTACAGACAAGCAATGGCAATACTACTCAAAGTCTTGTGAACTAGGTTCTAATCGTGCGGCAGCAAAGTTCTTTGGTGTAACTGCTACCGTAGTTGACGTTTCTGTCAGAGGCTTAAAAGCTAAAGCAGCAATGGCAGGTTACTCACCTAACCACGACATGACTAGAGTTGCACCAGAGCCGTTTATAGTTCGTGGTGTGTCTACCTATTACAATGCTGAAGGTAAAGCGTCTGGGCAATGGGTTAAGACTCGTGTAGACGATACTAAGCTAGAAGAAATAGTCCGTAACTTTGTAGCAGAGTTGGCAGAGGACATCAAAGGTCTAGCACCAATCATTCCACCACCAGCAATCAGTTCTGACAACATCATTACAGTCATTCCTATGGGTGACCCACATTTTGGGTTATATGCCTGGCATCAAGACGCTGGCGATGACTTTGACTTGGAAATTGCAGAGAAGCTAACTTGCAGCGCAATAGACAGGCTAATAGCTAGTTCACCTAACTCACACACAGCATTACTATTAAACCTTGGTGATATGTTCCATGCGGACAACCAAAAGAATATAACTGCTTCAGGTCACCAGCTAGATGTAGATGGCAGATGGGCAAAGGTACAGCAAGTAGGTCTACGTGCCATTATCTACTGCTTGAAACGATTGCTTGAGAAACATCAGAAAGTAATTTTCCGTATCAACAAAGGCAACCACGATGGCCATTCATCTTACGCACTAGCATTGATGATTAGCTGTTACTTTCATAATGAGCCACGTATGGAGGTGGACTTGTCACCATCAGTATGTTGGTACTACTCGTTTGGTAAGGTGCTAATAGGTTCTACGCATGGCGATACCGTTAAAGGCAAAGATATGCTGTCAATCATGGCAGCAGACAAGTCAGAAGAATGGGGCAGGTCTAAGTTTAGGTATTGGTATGTTGGTCACGTACACCATAAAGACGTTAAAGAGTATCACGGTGGAGTAGTTGAATACTTTAGGACATTGGCAGCTAGAGATGCTTGGCATCAAGGACAAGGCTACCGTGCTGGCAGAGATATGTGCGCTATTATCTTACACAAAGAATACGGTGAGATAGAACGTCATACCTGTGACATTGGTATGATTACTGATTAAATAAAGCAGCCTCGTCTTTACGTCTATTGTCCAAACCTTTTAAGACTTTACCACCAGCCTTGTTATACTTGAGAAGGCTTTGGATAGCCGTGATTTTATCCCCACGCAAAAGCGCTTGACGGAGGGTTGACCTCTGGAATGTTCCCAGCCCAAGATTAAAGCAGAAGCTAAGAATAGCATCGTATTCATTCTGTGAAAGTTGTATAGGTAGATAACGGGCAAGCCCTCGTTCAAATCGTGCGACATCCTTAGCCAGTAACTTGTCAACTTCTTCCTCACTCCATCTGCGATTGTCTTCAGGCTTTAATGGCCATGCTTTACGTCTAGCCATGCCTTCTATGCTAGATGGTATTTTAGCCTGTTCTGGGTACATTACGCTACCCACACCAATAGTCCAGAGTTTAGCCGGACATTGGTATGGTTTGTATCTCACACCTTCATGGTGCTTCAACATTTTAAATAGTTCTTTACTTGCCTTCACGATGTTTTTCCCATTGACGTGAACCAAAGTAGAAGCCAATTATACTGGACACTATAGCCATCTCGTCATCAGAGAATACTAGGTTCATGGCAGTAGTAAACTCTACACCAGTATAGATAGCCCAAGCAAGACCAGCAATATCAACTAGCACTAGCAAGCCAACAAATG